TCGTCAATGTGGCCTCCGTTGTCGAACTTGATTGAGGTCAGTTGGTCCTGATAGGTGGCCACCGTGTTTGAGGTTTGGAGCGGCACCGTTGATGCAAAACGAGACCCTTGTTGATCTTTGAATATGTCATCAATCCCTGCCTGAAACAGGCCAGTCGGACCTTCCACGAACTTCGGTGTGTTGTTTGGGCTCCCTGGGATCCGCACCGAGGCATCAACGCCATTGGGGCCACCCCATTTGTTGACCCAAAAGTCAGCCTCGAATCCAGAGTCAGAAGCTTGGTCAGGATCCCCAAACCTAGCCCGCATTAGCTCGTTGTCGTAGTTGCTTGAGCTAAAGCCCCAAGGCCCTCCTGGCGGAATGAAGGCGGCGTTGATTGATCCTTGGTAGAGAAGCGTCGATGTTGCAATGTTGCTGCCGATCTTAGTCGGGAACAGATTGAACCATTGACCGGTGACATTGTTGACCTTTGAAGGCCCGATCAGAACCGTTTCGTCACTTGATGAAAACGAGAAGTTTTGCCAAGCGCCCACACCAAACCCGGGATTGTGGCTTTTGATGTAAAGCTGACCCGAAGTAGCGTAAGCCTCAAAGTCGATAAGCAGGTTGCCGTCGATGCCGACAGGGTTTCCAGTGCTGCAAACAAGGCCCTGAGGAGTCAGTCTAAGGAGTCCAATGCGATCTTCAGTGATGTCGTGGACGTCGTTGTAATTGTTCAGGAAACCCTGCTCAACAGCCAGTCGTCGACGCACGTCGATGGCCTTGTCAAATATTGTGGCCTCGTTACCTGCGGTCCAGAATGACGACTGGGGGTAAATTGTTGAGATAGTGACAGGAGATGAACCGATTTCCCATTTTGGAGCGGTCTGATCGCTAAAAATGTTGCAGTCGACCGGGCTGATCTCAATGAGGCCGCGGTCACTGGTTAGCTCAATGCTTGTGGCATTCTGCACCACGGTAATCCCAAGGCCCTCAAGGCGCTGCACTAGGCTTCCAACACCCGGAAAGTTCACCAACCTTTCTTCCGATACCTCACCGCTGGATCCGAAATAATACCGCACCCGAGCACGTCCCCAAGTGAAAACCAGATCGCCAAGTTGCTGCCGGAAGTCGCCGGGGTCGGCGTAGGCTCCGGGATAAACCTGCCGGATGTCGTGTTCCACATCTGGGTCGATCTGGGCGTCCATGGTGTGCATCCAGTCGAACATGATGAACGGGTTAGCCACGTTGTTGGCTTGGGCTGACCGTTCCAAGGCCAGGAAGTCCGATGTGTTGGCGCCCTGCCAGCTTGGTGGTCCCTCGGCAAAGTAGGGCACGTCACCCGGGAAGTAGGGAAAGAAATGGTAGCAGAAGCCACCGTTAGGCCAGCGTGTAGCCCATGTGCCATCCTGGCGGCGTCGAAAGGCTCTGACGGCTCCTGGACCAACGAATTGCCTGTCGGCACTACCGTCGGGCAACTGAAGCAGCACCTGCACGGTAGAGGTCCCGCAGTTGTGGACCCGCCAGCAGTCGTAACGCTGGTATGTGTTCAGGATCCGGAAGTCGGTTAGGCCCTCAATGGCAATTTCAGCCACGGCCAGCTTGTGTTTGTGGATCCGGCCAGGAGGCAGTGTAGGGTCGGAAGGACCGAGGCTGCCGCGCACATAGGATGTCAGGCCGGATCCTACCTGTGGATCCCAGCCCAGGTGCACGTCGTACTCAATGCCAGCCACTTCACGACGCAACAGCTCAAAGCTGTAATGGATTCGGCCAACGTCACAGGTAAACGGATCCCCTATGGTGCTGTGGTGGTCGACGTAGACCTGGCCGCCGGCCACATCGAGGTGCTTGTTTTCTAGCTTCGACAGCTCAATGCGAGCAGCCACTTGATTGTGCTCGTCCCGGTAGTAGCCAATGCCAGGGATGGACGGGCTGGGAACACCTCCGTCATCTTTCAACCTTAAGGCGGTGTCTGGGTCGTTCCGGTAGACATACCAGACTCCATACGGAAATGGCGCCGACCATTGGGCAAAGGGTGAGAACCGAGAACTCGCCCACAGAGGCCCCATGCCGTTCAGCGCTGCCTGGCACTTCTTGTCAAAACGACTGTAAAGGATGTTCAGGTTTGCGGCCGTGAACATCTTGTCGAGCCTGCCGAGGGCGTATGGCATGGGTCAGTAAAACCAAGATTCCTCGGCGGTCTGCACCGTAGTCGAGCCTACCGCTGTCTTAAGCGTCGTGCCATTGGCATTCTGCTCGACACGCTGGCCGGGCCCGGCAACAAGCTGGACCCGGCGCACGGCCTCAATCAATTGGTTGATGGCCCGGGCATGGTCTGCCTTCAGGCCGCGCTCGGAGAGCTTGGATGGCAGTTGTAAAGGCATGGTTTACAGCTCGCAGAACTGGGCGAAGATCTTGACGGGGCTGTTGGAGGCTTTGACGTACATTGTCGCATCCACCCAAGGGATCAGGATGAACTGACCGGCCGGGATCTGGAACGAGTAGGGCGAGGAAGGTCCGATGGAGACCGGGTTGACTAGGTCCAAGTTGACTACCAAGAGCCGGTAGGGTGTCGACAGATCGGCGGTGAGGTCCAGAGCCTCGTCGGTGGTGCCAACCACCTGAGTCTGTTGACCCATGTCGGTGCCGGTCATGTTGGCCACCGCGCTGTAGGACAGCGAATTGATCACGGCGCCGCCCTTGCTGGCGTACAGCCGGGCGCTCATCTCGACTTCGTTTGCCATAGGGTTGGTCGATTAGATCTCGCAAAAAGTGGCCTGCACAGTCACCGCAGAGGTGTTGGCCAGCAGGTAGAGGGTGGCGCTGACGTAGGGGATTAGCATGGTCTCGCCGGCCGGGATGCGCATGGTGTAGGTGCCGGACACAAAACCCATTTCGACGTAGTTGGTGCTGTCGAGGTTGCTGATCAGTAGCTTGTACGGGCTGGTGACATCGACCGGCACGTCAAGAGCCTCGACAGTCAAGCCGATCACTTGGGTTTGAGAGCCCATGTCGGTGCCGACCATGGTGGCGCTCTTGGTGTAGGTTACTGAAGGCAGGTAGGCTCCGTTTTTGGAAGCGTACAGCCGGGCGGTCATTTGAATTTCGTCTGCCATAGAGGTGGGTTAGTTGAGGTTAAAAGAAGGGGTAAATGTCGAGATCGTATGGGGCAAATGTCCATGAGACAACCTGCTCAACTTGGTTTGTCTTTGTGACAAGGCTCGTTGAATAGTTTGTCTGCTTCCAGCCCCAAGCGGTGCCAGATGGTGCTTGGATTTGTCCGGTGTTTGGGTCGACCGGAACAGGGGGAAGCATATTTCGCACAGAGAATGGCAGGTTCCAAGAAATGCCAAAAGATATTGGCGTGTAAACAGGGGGAATGCCTTGAGGAACTTGTGGTAAACCAAGGTTTCCTGAAAAGGTAGCAATACGCGTCAAGCTTACTCGAGCCACTGGAAAGGATTCCTCGCCTCGGGCCAGCTTTGCCCAAATGCGGCGAGCAATTGGCAGGTTTCCCAGAGGCGAAACATCTACAAGCTTTTGACCATTCCTGACCACATCTTCAATTGTTTTCTTGTAAAAGGCTGGGTCTCCAGTGGCTTCAGCCTCCTTTGCTACGGCAGGCAGCGCAAACACACTAATGTCGACATAATCAGTGCGGAACTCATAGCGAATATCAGCCAACTCACCCACCTGCGGCGCTGTCTGGCCCTCAATGGGTCGGTCCGGGTTAAATGAATTGCCGCCGATTGTGACCGTAGCCTCGGAATACGGACCATCTTCTCGAATGTTGTATTTAGCGCCCAGTGCCACCCATTGGGCCGAGGCGATCCGGAGGGTATTCTTGTCACCTCGAAAAACCAGTTGGACCACCCGCCCATTGCCGCTGTTGTCGTAAGCACGGCTGACTTCGATGTATTCGCCGTCCGCTGGGTTTGGTGTGCCTTGAATCGTTGCCATGTTATTCCTCGACGGCTTTAGCGGTGCGATCCGTGTTTCTTGCGATGTCCCGTATGTCTTGGGCTTGAGTCCTTACAGAACCAAAGTAGCGGTCCATGTTAGTCTGAAAAGCAGTAAATCCCCCAGTGCGCGCAAGCTGGTCGCCGGTGGCTGCGGAAACGGCTACGGTCTTCAGTTTTTCACCTTCGGGGGTCATTTCAATTTTTCGTCTTGTTTCAGCTCGTTTTTCTCGAGCTTCACGACGTATCTGCACCTCCTGATCTTGTTCATCTAAAGAAGCGGTGTACGCTTGAGCTGATTGACTGAAGAGGAACTTTAGGTTGTCAGTAATGGATTTTCCGGAAATCTGCTTACCGCTAAAAACCATAGTTCCGAAAGTTTGAATTGAAGACCCAATAGCCTCAAGCTGTCGAAACAATGGAGTAATCACATTGGCCATAACGCTTCCAATACCTGCGGCCATTGTTTTGTTCATGATCTCAACCCTGTCGTTGGCTTCGTCCAGGGTTTGAATCACTTGGTCAGACATAATAAGGCCTAGGCGCTGGGCTTGATCTGCTGCCTCTGAAAGGCCATCTGCCATTGCTGGTATTAATGCGCCGGCGCCTTTTCCTGCCAGTTCACGGAAAGGTGTCAGAAGGTTTTGAGGATTCACGTCACCTTCAAAAGCTGCTCCAATCTTAAGGAAAATATCTTCAATCTTTGCTGATTTCAACTCTTGAGCTGTGACGCCAAATCGGGAAAAAGCGTTGAGAAGCCCCTGGTCTCCTCCCAAGGCCTTGCCTCGAGCAATCGTTATTTTCTCAAGTGCGCCAGAGAATTCTTCAAGGCTTGATCCGCCCATCTCTGCGGCAAACTTGATTTCCTGCAGGAACTTAGCGGAAACACCTAGTTGCGTTGAAAGGTCTTGAAGTTTTCCAGCAGTGTTGACCGCCTCCATGCCGTACTGGGCCAGCTTATCGACCGCAAAAATGCCAGCCAGTGTGCCCGATATTTCACGTCCAACACTCTTGGCCAGCGATTGAGACTTCTTTAGATTGGTCTCAAAGTTTGTACCGTCCAAACCAAGTTTTGCCAGTAGTGAAAAGATAGCCATGGTTTCAGTTGTTGGTTGCTTCCTGTTGTTTGATCCAGCGCCAAAGCTCTTCGTCCTTTGGGCTCCACAGCTCAACGTCGCCATGGGTCTCGGCTCTTGCTAAAACAAGCCTCTCAGCGTCACCAATTGGCATGGCCAAGACGGTATCCTCTCGCAGACCGATGTCCATGCAGCAGGCTAGCATTCTTTCAGGCCACGGCATAGCCAGCGGGCGCCCTTTCCCTGGCTTGCTCAGGATCTCCGGCGCCGTCGATTGGCTGGCCATCCAATCATTCCATTTCTCAAATTCTGCATCGAATGAAAGGCGCTTGATTCTTTTTGCCCACAGCCAAATGACCAAACCTCGAATTGGAGACCGCATGGCCTTGAGTGATTCCTGAATAGGCTGAGAGCATACTAGGACAGCCTCCATCAGGTTTGCCCGGTCCACATGGCCTCCAATGACCAACGGCGACCCAATCCGATGCAGCACCAAAGAATGGCCGACAGAATACGGCACCAGCCGCAGCCCCATCACAACGGGACAAGGCTCGGCTGTAGCGTTTAGGATGTCGGCCAATTGGGTCATCAGCTCAATGTGAGGGCGGCGCCGGTGACCGTAAGGCCAGAATACCGTTTAAGGGTAACGGTTCCGGTCACCTTGCCGCTCTGAGTGAATTTCAACGAGGCTCCACCAGAATAGATCCAGCGGTTGCCGGTCGGCGCATTGATTGCATCGGCATATCCGCCAAACTGGACAACAGTGGCGCCTGAGAGAATGCAGGTTCCGTTTGCGTCTGGGGCAGACATTGCCTTCAATGCATCAGAAGAATTGGCGCCTGCCGGGATAAAGTTGACGGTCAATGTGATCCGGTTGTTGTAGGCAATGTGACCGACAACTTCGCCCGAACTGTTCCGGACCTCATCGGTATCGGATTCATGCTGGAGATCGTAGGACTCCATGTCCGGCGACGTGTAAGCAGTGACAACGAGAGTGCCGGCGCTGTTGTAAAACTCGAGCGTTGCCGGCGACCCAAAACGATAAACCCGTCCTAGTGAATTAGCCATGTGTGTTTGGTGTTAGATGGTTGCGGAACAGTAAATTGAAAAGGTGCGTTGATAGGTCCTTGAACGGTTTGCGATAGAGGATCCGCCAAAGTCTCCGGGTACCGCAAACTGACAATTGAAAGGCCCCCATTCGGATTCCACACCCGCATTCAAGATTGCCGACCCATTGTCGTCAAACAAGGGCAGGATCAAGCCGTCAAGGCGTCCTACAGTCTCTCGGATCTGGACCCGGGTGGAATCATCGGCTGAAACCTGAAGCTCGACTTGCAACTGCACCTCGCAAGTGAGGTCGGTCGTCTGAACCGGCGCCGCGGACTGAGCCGACACAATGATTCGCGGGAATGCTGGCATCGTGTCTTGAATGTCCTCGTCCTCGTATTCGCCTCGGGAGAACGAAGGCAGCGCATCTGGGGCGCCAAGTCCTTGGGAATAGATGATTGAAAAGCCGTCTTGAAGTAATAGTTGGCTGCCGGATTCAAGCAACAGCACGGAGTCGTCAGGCCACGAGGCTGCTGCGAAATAATCCGCAAGCGCCTGTTCAGCTCTGAGGGCAACGCCGTTCATTTGATGTCGATGCCGTTATCCACCAAAACCTTGCCGTTTGCAAGCATGGCCTCGGTCATGTGGTTGACCATTTCCGTTGTTTCGTCGTCGAAGGCTTTTTGCATTGCTTGGTTGTAGATTTGCGCCACCCGGTTGTATTGGCTGTCAGCAACACCGGCAGTCATTACCACTGAGGCTGTCGGGTTGAATCCCGGCACAGCCTGAATGCCTCTGGCCTTGGTGCCTTTATGCACGGCCACATTCTCCTCAGGCAGGCCGTACTGGTTAGCCAATGCGACAAGGGCCGCGTTGGTCTTCTTGGGCGCCTTGTAACCTGCGGGCTTTGACAGGGGTTTCCACTTTGGGCTTTGGAACTGGGTAAAACCTCGGTTGTAGATCCGGATGATCTTCACCACACCGGAGCGCAGGTATCCGACGGATCCGATAGCTTTTCGCATCAGGGCCGAGGCTGCTGCCTTCATCTCTTGGCCGTAGAGGCCGCGGCGACCACCTTTAGCTTCTCGGGATTGAGCGATCAGATGCACGCGGCGAAGCAGTCGGGACTTGCCAATGCGTTTGCCGGTCTTTTTGCTTTGCCGGTTAATGTCCCCCAGCGGCGCCCCAAGATAGTCGGCAATCCGTCGCCGCTCTTGGCCCGGGCTCTTGGGTGGCACCAAAACGAACAGCCTTACCATCAGGTAGAAAAACCGGCTATTGATCGCCTTGTGCAAGTCTCGGGACGTGCTCAATAGATACTGCTTCATGGCAGCATCAAAGCGGCTGGAGTCGACCGTCATGTTGACGACTGGCCTCATTTCCTTGGGCTGGCTAGATCGACACGATAGAACGCCCCGGTGGGGTCGACCTTGATCGACACGATGCGGTACAACTTGCCCTGATAGGTCAGCGTGCGGCCGATGATGGGTCTGGGGGTCTCCGAAGCATCGACGGCGAAAGCCGTGTCCTCAACCAAGACGATTGATGAATCGGCGGCCGTCCAGTCTTGGACCTTGACCAGAATGCGTGCAGTAACGTCAGGAGAAAACCCGCCAGGCATCACCGAGTTGGCGTCGGAGATCGTGGCAGGAATGCAGGAAACCGTCGTGCCCCGCCAGATGAATGTGGGGCCGCCCATCATGTGGGACAGGGCATCCATTCCTTGCTGCAAGCTGGTTCCGATGATGGTCATTCTGGGTCGGTCTCCATTGGGACAGCGAATCCGCCTCGTTCGTCCTCCGAAAGCAAGACGGCTAAGCCCTCGGCAATCAGGTTGTTTCCGGTCACGTCATTAACGATGGCTGATTGCCCGGCCAGCACCATTTTGTTGTCAATGTAGATGGTGAACAGGGCCTTGATTTTCATGCGAAGAAAATGTCTCCGATGATGTCGTTAACACCGACAGCGGTGTTGTCCGCGTCTGCGGCTCCAGTGACGGTCGTAAGGCCGATGCCCGTGGAAAATGCAATGCCGCCTTCAAGGCTGAATCTGGCCACGCCGTTGGCGGGAACACCGATAGTGCGGACAACTCCAGTTCCAGCCGTCGGCGTCGTGGTCTGGTTGTGCAACTTAACATACCGGATGGCGGCATTGGTGTTGATAAAGAACCAGCCAAGGACGCGGCCGGCACTGTTTTTAACGATGGTCGCGTTGGTTGTATTGGCAGCAACTAGGTGAGTTCCAGACGCCGCGCCAGTAGCGCTGCCTCGGTATTGCTGGCCCACGTCGCCGATTAGAGCACTACCAGCCACAAGCGCGGGCTGCGAGGTCGGAAGGACAGCAATAGCGGCCTGTGCTCCATTTGGACGAACACCAGCAATGTATGTGGGGACGTTGGCGTTGTCTTCGACACTTAGAAATCCGAGAGTCCAAGTGGTCGTGCTTGCCGGGGCTGTTGATCCGTTCCAAAGCCAGAGATAGACGTAAAGTTCGGTGTCGTCATCTGGGATGTTTTCAATTCGGCTTCCGCGTGCGGTTACCGTTGAAACGGTTGAACTAGCAACCACAGTGTCAGACCAGTTGACGTTGCGACCGTCTGCATAGGTCTGCACGACGTGACCGGGAGACGCCGTTGTATTGATCGTTATTGCGGTAACACCGCTATTCCAGCCCTTGCGCTGCGAATCCACGTTTGCAGCCGTCGCGGTCGTTCCGGTGTACTGAGTCCAAAAATAGTTGTAACCAAAAAGATCGACCGTGCATGAACCGGAAGCTGGCCAACTGGCAACCGTGAAGTTGATTGTGTCAACGCTGGGAATCGAAGCGATGGCATAGCGTCCAGGCACGCCATTGGCACCGTTGATCGCGCCCACCATCATGGACTGGCCAACGTTCTGAGCCGTAAATCCGTGAGCGGTCAGTGTGACGGTGATGCTCGTTGCGCTGTTGATCGTGCATGACAACCCTTCGCCAACCTTGTCGGCCAGTAAGACCGCAAAGTTTTGGTTTGCGATGCGCTGAGAAAGGATCGTTTTTTGGCGAGCGGTCAGCGCACCCCGAAACGATTGAACGCTGCGGGCAAGAAACTCTGAGTTGGCAGTCGTGCCACTAGTCAGGACAAGATTGGACGAACTCTGGGAAACACCGACGCCAGTGCCAAGGCGGCGTTGGGTCATTTCAGTAGCCATTAACGAAGAGCCGACATCAGCAAATCCCACCGACCAGATTTCAGATGGGACTTGGCGAACCACAGCACCACTTGCATTTGGAGACGGGTGGCTTGTTGTCAGCGGAGCTTGATTGGCAGACGTAGCAGCGCCGGAAGGCAGCGGTAGAGCGGCGGCAGAAACGGGTTGGGTGGCCTGCCAAAATGTTCCACTGACCGGCTGAGTAACGCCCGATCCGTCTACCGGAACTCGACCGGAAACAAGAGCGGGTGTTTTGGAGTCAATGGAAAAGGTAGATGACCCAATGCCCGACGTATTTACCTCGACTGCTGCCAGAGTGGTTTCTGTTGATGCGCCGGAAGGCAGCGGCAACGATGCTGCGGAAACTGGCTGTGTTGCCTGAAAGAACGTGCCGCTCACCGGGACCGCCGTGGCCCTCAGTTGCGTGTCAGTCAGAGGATCGGCTGACGTGACCTCGTAAATGACCTGCAGCACGTCGCCGCTGTTGTGGGTCGAGGTGTCGACGTTCAGCGTCAACGTGGTTCCGGCCAGATTTGTGTATCGGGTAGCGGTGTCTCCGGTGCTGTAGATCACCACGCCGCGGGTCTGGTTGATAACGGCAACCAGATATTTGACGTTGAAGCCTGAAATGCCGGACAGGTTGACGGTGCCGACGCCCGAGGCCCCCGGCGTGAACGTGTAGGATGGAATGGTAAATTGCTTCATGGGTCAGCCGAAAATGAGAGCGTTGACGATGGATTGGCCGTTGGTGATTCCGCCAGATGATGCCGTCTTGTTCTTCCAGAGCCCGCTGGATGTCTCGTAAGTCAAAACCTGATCGTTGGTCGGGCTGGTGATGAGCACGTCGTGCAGTTCGTTTAACTCCTGACCGTTGATGACTTTGATGTAGGCCCGGCCGGCGGCCCCATTGCTGGCCGATACCACCCACCCAAGGAAAACGCCATGCGCCGGCTGAGTCGGGCGGGTAGTGGTCCATCCTCCGGTTGTGGACGACAGCCAGAGCGCCTGACCGTCGGTAAAGGTGGCGGTCGGCAGGTTGCTTAGGCCGTCGATGAAGCCCTGGACAATGATGTAACCATCGACCGTGCTTGTGATGTTGCCCATGGCAACGCCAATCGTTGTGGCTGCTGTGGCTTCGGAATCTGCATCGGCAAGCTCGACAGTGAGATGGGTGCCTTGGGATCCAACGATGTAGACGACCTGCCCCTTGGTGATCGTGCCGGCGCTGGCCTTGCGCACCAGTTTGACAGTGGCCTGATTGAGCTTGGTGCCGTTGGCGTCGTCCAGGAGCGTCTGGAGGCCGACCACCTCGGAAATCGGATGGGTATGGGCAGAAGGCGGAAAGGTGGCCGGCTTGCCGGTGACATCGTCCCAGGCAACAGCCCCACCGCCGGTTGTTCCCGCCACAAACCGAGGGAACTGGATCTCGTAGACCTGCTCTTTGATCTCAATGGCAATTTCGCTCATGTCGTCGTGGTGATTCGGCGGACAATGTTGAGCTGAAAAACGACAAGGGTGTGCGGGCCAAACGTCGGGCTTGTCCGGTAGATCACTAAGTCCGCAACCAGCTTGTCGCCGATGTCACGGGTAATGGTTTGGGCGCCGGTTAGTTCAAGCGTGAAGATTGCCTTGCCAGCGGTGTCGAGATTGGCGGTTGGTGTGAGCGTTGCAAAAATCGAGTTATCGACCGCATCCCGCACCTCGCACTTAGCTAAAACGCCGGTCCAGTCGTAAGCGGCATCGTCCGTGATGGTGACCGAGACCGGCACAATCCAGCGGTCGCCGCGTGGAATCTCTTGGGTGATGTTGGTCATTTGGGTAACGAGTACCAGCCCTCGGGTAGTGTGATTCGGTTGCTGGAGCGCACAGGAGCCCCGTCCGCACCTTTGACCCAGACTCGAGCTTTGACGCTCTCAGCGAGGCGTACAGGCTCGCCGTGTGGCACATAGACCACTCGGGTCTGACAGCCGCAGCTAGACGCCAGACTTATCAATACGATCCAGCAGCTTTTGCTTAAGCTCGGGGTCGGGTTTGGCATCTTCTGCGGTGGGTTGAGTGTTAGCCAGGCCGGTCAGCCATTTCAGAATGGCTGTCACGATCTGCTCGATGACGTTCATTCCTTCTTCTCGGCGTCCTTGGCCATGATGAGGCCGATGCCAGCGGTCACCGCGGCGATGGTGACGGTCAGGTCAACATTGGTGGCTGGGTCGCTGTCGAACAGCGCAGAAAGTGCGCCTCCAATTGCGACGAGGATGGAGCCAATTCCGGCAAGGGTGGTTTTGAGGTTCATGGGTCAGTCTTTCTTTCGCAGCAGTCTGTAGAGCATCACACAAGCGATCACGCAAGTCACAATTGAACCGATGGATGACGCCACGTCACCAAGGGGTCTCAAAATGCCCATAATCGCGGAGGTAAGCCCGGATCCGATGCCGATTGATCCGTCCCGGATTTCGTGGTGGTTTGTCATGGCGTGACGATCAGCTCAGGGCAACCCTGATGCTGTTTTCGTTGGAGTCAATGAACGGAACGCCGACGACCCGTCCGTCGCCGTAGATAGAAGCCACCACCTGTGACGGATCATCCTGCGGAATGACCTCGGCGGCGCTGACAACCATGTCACCGACAATGACGTTGGGGTTGACCTTGATCGGCGGCTTGAAGGTAATGGTTTCGACCGGCGCTGTGATGATTTCGATTTCGGTTTCCATAATTTAGGAAGCGATGGTGTAGAGGATGGTGAATTGCAGGGTGGCCGTGCTGGAGCTGTTCACCCACAGATTGCCGGTGGTCGAGAACGGAGTGGCCAGCGTAAGCTTCTGTCGGCCAGAGACAACTGATGCACCGTTCACGATCTGGGTGCCAGCGGATGCGTTGCCGACGCTCACCGTGGCCGATCCGGTCGAGTTTACGATAATGTCCTCGATGATGGCGTTGGTCGGGATGGCAAGCGTTCCGCCCAGCATCTGCTGGTTGCCGTTGGTGTTGGTCGTCGCGTACAGCACCGCCATGCGCCTCGGAACCATGAACTCAACGCCGTTGAAAAGCGTGCCGTGCAGGTTATTCGTCGAGCGGTCGGTGGCTTGGTAGCCGGTGCCGACGGTGAAGTCCAGATCGACCAAACCACCAATTCGGTTTAACGTAGATGCGTTGGTCCAAGTCGTTGGAGTGGTTCCGGTTGCAACAAACTCAACACCTGTCGTATTAGACGCAGCGCCAACATTCGTGAATGAATCAGAAGCCACGTAAGTGGCAATCCGGTAGCGCTTAGATGCAACCAAGGTGCCACTGGTTTGTCCCGTCTGCGTCCCCCACTGATCAGCCGGATTCACGCCGACAGTGATAAGCTCGGTGACATCGCCAGCACTCAGTGCGCGGTTGAAGACAACGGAGCGGTAGATGCGGCCGAAGAAAAGATCGCCCGCATCAAAGACTCCGACGTTCAAAAACGTACTGGTTACAGTGTCGGACCAAGATCCACTTCCGGTGTCGCTGTAGGCTGTGTCCGTGCCGTTGATGTAGAGTTTAAATGTGGAACCACTGCGGGTGACAACCACATCAACCACTTGTCCGGCGAAGTTCGTGTGAAAATTTGACAAACCCGCATTCTTGGCCGTTACCCCAGCTGCATCACGCAACGTGACATTCAGCGTGCTTAAGGACAAACGAATACCAAAGGCCCTTGAACCCGCGCCGGTAGAACCACCAGACGTGGTGATGACCCCTTGTCCGCCCACCGACGGTTGGGCGACTGGAACCCGAAACCGGACCCACATAGAGAAATCTCCGGTTCCGATGGCTTGGCACGGGGCTGACACCCGCGTCGCAGCCGTCGCCCCATCGAACGTCACCGCAGCGTAGTCGCTGGCAGCGGCGCGGACGGCGGCAGGAAACTCGCCTTGCCGAGCGGTAAGCTGGGCGTTGATCGTCGAGGTGTCGGTCTGAGCGTCGCCGAGGGTGGTGTTGCCGTTGAAGGTAGCGGCTCCGGTAAAGGTGGAAGCCCCGGTGACGCCAAGCGTTGTCCCCACCGTAGCCGCTCCGGTGATGGTGGCGGCGGCGAGGGTGACGGTGGGAGAACAAGCGAGGATGTTGTTGATTGAGATGCGCTTGGTCGTACCGGATGCTGCCATCGACGTATCAGAAACGTCGACAATCGGCAGCATGTCGTTTGCGGGATCGGCCGTCGTAAGGGCCGTAAGGGCTGTGATCTTAGTGTCTGGCATGGGTCAGTTGGATTGGATTTGAAGTTTGAAGTTGTCCTCCTGAAGAACAAAATCGTTGTTCTCCAAGTCAAGATGATCGGCAGTTCCGAACGTAATGACGAGTTTTCCGCTGCCGTCTTCTTGCAGCACAAAGAAATCGTCCTCTTGCAGAACATCACGGCGCAGCACCGGTGCGTCAGTGCCACCGGCTTGGCCGGCAAACAACCGATTGAGTGCTATGCCGAGTGAAATCATTAGGCGCGAGCGTTAAACGCCACCACAGAGCCGCTGGAGATCTGGAAGCCGGTAATGTTGCCAACCAGCGGGAAGCCGGCCGGAATCGTCTTGGATGTCCAAGTGCCGGTGATCTGAAAGCCGGTGATCGACGTAAACACCGTCGGCTCGGTCGGAATCAATGCCGAGTAATTTCCGGTCTGGGCGGCGGTGCTGGTGACCAGCGTAAAGCCTTCGCGGCCCATGCTGTACTCGGTCGAGATGTCTGCTTGAAAGGCCATTGAGTTTAATCAGTAGAGGGGGCCCCGGCCGTATTACCGAGGCCCCCGGGTTGTGTGTTATCCTTTGCGAACTTTCGGTGCCAGGGCTCCCTGTATCCACAGGATGAGCTTGCCTCCTTCGGGAACGGTCGCGGTGTTGAAGCCGTCGCGTTGGAGCGTCGCGTCGACTTCGGGACCAGAAACAAGCTTGGTTTTGCCGTTCTTGTCCACCGAGATGGTAGTTGCGATTCTCATGGGTCAGCCGATTAGGCGGTGATGAGAAGCTCGCCCTGGGTAGCGTCACCCACGCCGGCGCCAAACATGATGTCGTAGGAGGCGAAATGCGAGCGGCTGGAGCGGCTGTACCACACCGACAGCAAGCAGGAAAGGCCGTTGGCCGTAGTCACCGTGCGCTGCTCGAGGAACTCGCCAGCGATCATGCCAACCGGGAGGCCGGCGGCGATGGCGATGGCATCCGGGCCGCAAACAAAGCCGGCCAAGTTGGCGATGCCACCGGTCCAACGGTTGTTTTCGGCGATGAGGTCGAATCCGAACCGGCCGTTGGCCAGAGCGGCAAGGCGTCCGTCGGGGAACGTGTTGGAAGCCGAGGAGAACATCAGCCGGGCAATGTGGCTACCGTCCAGCACGAGGTTCTTGCTGCGGTAGTTCTTGGCCAAGGCCAAGATCGCAGGCAAGTCCGAGGTGTCGAAGTTGGCAGCGGTGCCGATGGTGGTCGGGCTGTCGTAGTTGGCCGAAACCATCAGGCCGGTCACGACATCCGAAATGCCGTAGGCAAACAGGTCTGCAGACCCTTGGGCAAGGTCAGCGAGCTGGAAGCCCTGATTCAACTCAGCGTTCTGGATGCTGAAGATCTTGGAGATCTGGTTCACCGTCACGTTGGTGGCGACCAGAGTGCTGTCGTCGTTGGTCTCGAAGTTGGTCGCATTGGTCTGCGCAGCAGATCCAGTGGTGTAACGCTTCACGCGAACCGTGGCGCGGGGGCGCAGGTTGTCCAGGCCGACGTTGCGGGTGAAACCGTCCAACAGCGCCAAACGGGTGGCGGCGATGGTGATGATGGCGTCGGCCAGATAATCCACCACCAAGGTGCTGGTGAAGGTGTTGGTGTTCTGGGGAGCGTGGATCTGGTTCTGGCGAATCAACTCGCTGTGGTTCTCGATCAGGAACTTGCGGCGATCAGAACCAGCCTTGAAACCCTTATGCTTCTCAAGCAACGGGTTGCCGAGGTTCTCGATGCGCGGAGTGATCGGCTCGGGAGCCGGGGCGGCGGTGGGGGCCTTGGCGCTGATAGCAGCGGCGACAGCTTTGGCGACGATGGCCTCAATGTCGATGGCGGTCGGGGCGGCAGGAGCCGGCGCAGCGGGAGCGGCCGGCACCACGGGATCGGGGGTATTGTTGTCCATGTTGTGTGGTGTTTGTGATGTCGGCGCGGTGTTCGCGCCATCGGCGACAGCGGAAATGCTGCCGGTCGAAAGTTTGGGGAGAGACGCACGGAACCAAGCACGGGCGGCGTTGGCTTCCATAGCTGGCTTCTCCTCGGAAAGTTTGTCGGCTAGGCCGAAGGTGATGGCCTCGGAAGACGTGAACCAAGTCTCGGCCTTCATTGCGGCGCGGATTGCCGATGCAGTTTTGCCGGTTTTCTTTTCGTAGACGCCGGACAAGATCGCGGCGTGCTGGTCGAGAGCATCGGCCATCTTTCGCATGTCGTCGGACGTGCCAGCGGCAAGGCCGGACGGGTCGTGAATCATCATCAGGGCCGCGTCCGCGATTTCTACAGTGTCGCCAGCCTGGGCGATGATCGAAGCAATGGATGCAGCCACACCGACCACGCGGGTGGTCACGGGCGCCTGCCGGCCTCGCAGCATGTTGTAGATGGCCAGACCGTCCCAGACGTTGCCGCCGGGGCTGTTGATCTCGACATTCAGCGGGCCCGGTCCGACGGCCTGCAATGTTTCGGCAAACGACTTGGCCGTGATGCCGGAATTAGAAAACCAGTCCTCGCCAATCTGGTCGAAGATTTGGATGGTCGCAGCCTCGTTGGCAGCGGCTCGCGGGCTGTATGACAGCCAGTTGTTGACCTTGGTCATTTCGTTTTTCCTTTACGTTTGGCCGATGCGGTTGGGGTCACCGCAGGCGTGGGGGGAATCACTTCCTCAGGATCCTCAATTTCGAGTTCCTCGATTTCAGCTTGCTCCGGTGCAATTGGGAGCTTTTGCGCTCTGCTGATCTCGGAAACGTCAATGTCGTACTTCTCAGCCAACTCGTGGATGAACTTGGCCTGTTGGGCTTTAGCCTCTAGGGCTGAACGCCAGTCGATGCCCCGGGCCCCATAGATCTCGTCGTATGTCGTGACGCCGGCTTCGAGTTCCGCAAGTTGGGCGGCAGAGTTGCGGCCCACATCGACGTTGGGGGCCCGGGGCGCCTGGATGGCCACCTCGTACCAGTCGTCTGGAGAATCACGCAGACTGGGCTCGGTGCGGATGGCGTGTTCCATCACATACTCCCAGATGCGGCGGGCGGCCGAGGCCATGACCATGTGGCGAGAGCGGAACCACACGGCAGACATGTCCAAGGCGCCGCGGTAGACGGTGCCCTGCATGGACTCCGGGAATACCAGGACGTAAGGGATGCCGACTCCGGCACACACCTTTTCGGTCAGTTGGCGCCAGTAGTCGCGCATGTTGACTGAAGGGCGGTCGGAAACGAACTGCTCAAACTCGTCCCCGGTCTTCATTACTTTGACCGAAGCCCCAAACACTGTCTCGTAATAGCTCTGGGCAGTGCCCTGAGTGGCGCCTAGACCAGAGCGTAGGCTGCTGGCTTGGACCTCCCCGGAGCTGGTCTTGATAACCTGGGCAACGCTGGAAGCCAGCTTGCACGATTCCATCTCCAGCTTTTGGAGGTCGTCCAGGTCGTGCAGGTCATTGATGACGCACGCGACAAAAGGCAGTCCGCGGAGTTGGTTTGCCCGTTGGGGCTCGTAGATGTGAACAATGGAATCCGCGGCAATGGGGCGGATGTCGGTCAGCTCGCCTTGCTTGCGCTCTTGGCCGACGTAGAACGTCAGGGCCCGGCCGGTTTTCGTGTCAAACCGCACACCGTCGAAAATGTCGGGGGTGTTCTCTTGGCCGGTAGGCGTGGACACCTGCTGCGGCTCAATCAATTGGAGCCTTGGCCGGCCGGAGTCGCCGCGGGTCAGCAACAAAAAGCTCTCACCGTCGTAGAACCATCCACGGGCAGCTAATCCCATGAGGGTGCCGAAAGATTGTCGGGATCCAATGTCAGGGTATCGGCTCCAAGTGTCCCACCATTTTTTAGCACGCAGATTCCATTCTGGATCAGAGGAAGCCGGCTGCACCGAGAAGTTGCTGCCGACCGTGTAAGACTCGAACAGGTCACCAAGGCGGTTCATCACCGCGTTGTTCTGCTCAAAATATCGGCTTTTTCTGACAATAGCCTGCCGGGTCCATGAAGACACGTCGAAGCGAACCGATGTGTAGGACGTGTCTAGGTAGGAACGGCGAAGACTGTTCCCTGCCCCCTCGTATTTATCAACAGGGGTCGACCGGAACCGAGACAAGATGGAATCAAAGAGTCCCATTACGTCATCTGGTTCCCGATGTAGGGCTCTCGGCGCAATTGCGAGAAGTCTCCGTTGTAACTGGTCACCGCAACAAGCACCACGCCCATCATCTTGTCGAAAATCTGGGCATCTGTCGGGCTTGCAATGCCGGAAGTGTTCAACAGTTCGACGGCGAAATCGTAGTCCGAGATCAGCAATTCCCACATTTCCACCATCTCAGACGGTGTGGGAGCGCCCTTTCCGGGCTCGGCAAACTCAACGGAAACGTCAGAGGATGAGGTCGACCGGACAACTTGACCGGATTCAATGGTGGTAGCCGCGGCAATTACCTTAGCCGTCAAAGCAGCCAAGAGCGTTGTACCGCCTAGGGTACTGTAAACACTCCGCAAATAGGCTCGCTTGATTGCGACCGTGAAAGTAATCACTCCGCATTGAGATTCCCATAGTGCTGAATGATGTCAATAGGGTCGCAAAACTACTCTGCCGCCGTTGAAACAAGGTCATTCCAGAGCATAACCATGGCAAGTTGCATGATTTCGCAGTCGTGCAAGTGATCCGGCCATTTCTGGTTGCGCTTCACCCAGACGTGTTTGATCCGGCCGGCACGATTTGCCTGTGGGCGAAGGACGTGTGAATCCAAGTGGCGCCAGTAGAGATCCGGATCAGCCACGTAAGCACCTTCGGCCTGGACGTTGGGCGGTTGCTGGTGAACGCCCCATTCCCGATCGATGTCTCCCTTTCTTAGCCTAGAAAGCATATCGCGCAGGTGCTCGGTGTCGAACACTAGGAGGGGTTGCACCACGTCGGTACGCATCGAGGAGGATGTCGACAGGCCGAACGGATGGACGGCGCCGGAGGCTGTCGTGAACCGGGCCCCGGTCTCCCGTCCTTTAAGCGGCATCCATCCGATCAAGGCAGGCTTTCGGAGTCCGCCTTCGGGCGGGAAACGTAGGCCGCACGGGTAGCTGACAGAGTTGGATGTGATCGAGGAATAACTACCGCATGCATCGTACACTGTCTGAGTGTTGAATCCAGAATCAATGCCGACATCCATATCATGGACCTCCAGAGCCACCTGCACCCGGCGCAAGGCGGCAAAGTCATCGGCATGTCCGGCAGCCACCAACGTGCTGTTGCCATCCTTCCATTCCCGGCAGACCCACCACAGAAACGGTGCCACGGCCTGGACATCGGCGGTCAGATAGCGACGGCCTCCGGTGATAGATACGGCGGCCGATGCCTCGGGGCGCTCCTGTTGCACGTCTTGCTGCTCCCAAGGCTCAGCCAAGTTGCCGTTGATAAAGCCCTGAAGGCCGGCCATCGAGGATTTGGCTTCAAGGAAGGCCACGGCGAGGTGTCCCCAGGTGCACTTGCGATCCGGGCTGTAGAGGCTGCTTAGGTGGTAGGACCGCACGCCGGGCATGGCGTTGGGATTTTCTGGGCGCCATTGGCCATGACGGAGTGCGGCCACCTTGTGGGCGTCGGTAATCTTACCGAGGCAGAGCTGGCAGACGTAGTGGGCCGAGGCCCGGACTTTGGCGAGGTCGTGCTTTCCGCCATCGGTTTTGGCGTCGTCCCATGTCACTTGGCGCCATTCCAGTTTGATCAACTCCCGGCAGTGTGGGCAGGGCAGGTAGTAGCGGCGCTGGTCGCCACGAAGGAACCGTTGCCAGATTCGGCCTTCGACCACGGTGGGCGTCGAGGTCATGAATGCCTTGGAACTGCTGAAGCTCTTGAGGCGCTGCTCGGCTAGGTCGAGGGCGTCGGCTTCTTTGCTGGTAGCCTCGGCGAACTTGTCTACCTCGTCGGCGATCAACACCCGTACCGGGCGGCTGGCTAGGTTGGCCGGGCTGTTGGATCCGACAAACGTCAGTGTCGACCGTGTAAAGTTCTGCTCCAGGTTGGTGATCTTGTCGGCCTCGGCGGGAAAGCATTCCAACATAGTCGGGCTGTCTTCAAGCATTGGAAGCCAGCGGGATTTGCTGAACGACCGGGCAAGATTCTCGGAAGGCATCAGCCAAAGGGCTGGGCTTGGCTCGTTGGCGATCAGCCAGGCTAGGCCGGCCATGAGGGTGGTGGTTTTAGATGTCTGAGATCCCCAGCACAGTGTCACCTCGGATACGCTAGGGTTCTTCCAGTCCTCCATGGGCTCCCGGGTGTATGGTCTGACCGACGTGGAAAACGGCCCCGGGTGCTCGGTCTGCCGTTGTGTAAGCCGGAGGTTGGCCTCGGACCATTCGACCACGGTCTGCTGCGGGGTCGGTTTGTAGAGGTTGCGGCGATAATCGAGCAGGTTGCGCTGGAGGTCGGTCAGGTTTTCCATGGGTCGGTATTGTGTAACGTCTTGAGGCAGACCTCTTGCACCCACCTGGTCAACTCGCGCTCTGCGTGCTCCGGGTCATGTGGTGCGATACGGCCAGAGAGCTGTTTAGGCATGGCCTTGATCAGCGAGGCCACGGCGCCGTCATGTTCCTGCATCACCTTCCGCACCCAGTCTCCGGAAACGAGGCGCCGTTCTTTCTCGGCCTGGGCGATCACCTCGTCCCGGGCGGCTGTGAGGTTCTTTGCCGCGGCAGCATGGATTGAGACAAGGCGTGCGGTGTCGGCTCGGCCTTCTTTCAGGGCCACGACAACCAGCTTGTAGGCTTCGAGCTCTATTTGCCGCTGTCGCTCGTAGGCGCCTTTTGGGGAATCGCAGGAGGCTGTTGCTGTGTTGATATGGTTTGAAGCCTCGGCCGGCCTGTAGGGGCCTTCTTGTTCGATTGTGGTGGCTTCTGATATTAGTGGTGTTTCTATCTGTTGAGTCGTCGACTTGGCCCGAATGTTTTTCTTGCGCCAGGCATCGGCAGCCTCGGGACTATGCATCGGCATCCCCTTCGCAGCCAGTTGTGTGACGTAGCCATGCGAAACACCGGCGTGCTTGGCGTATTCTCGTTGGGTCATGGCTCCAAAGCCTTTTGGATGTCAGGAGGCAGCATCGAGTCGGGCACTGTGCCGGCGTACTGCAGAGCCCGGAAAACACCGTCGCGCCTGCTGTCTTGTGGGTTGGGCACGCAATAGCCGGCCAAGTGCTCGGGCGGAGTTCCGCGTTTCATTAAACGGATAAACCACGCCACGTTTGTCAGACCGTATTGATTTACAAGAAACTGGATGTGATTGTTTTGCATAGATATTGTGTTTTGTGCTTGATCACACAGATTGATAGGGGTCTCGCGTTCACCTGTTCTAGCACTATCTTAAGGAGACTCCTTAGTGCTATTGGGATCTATTCTTAGCCTTAATAGGTAAGCCTCATGCCCTTGTGATATGATGTAAGCAATAGAACCACGCGGAACACTACAAGCTAAAGCAATATCGTCTAGCTTCATCCCTCGTTCACGCAGAACAAATGCTTTATTGCAAAGCTCTGGCGTAATCGGGCTGCTTGTCTTCTCCTCGGTGTCGAGGTTGGGGATAGGATCGCCTTCGATGTCAATCTGGGTGCCGGGAGGGTAGGACATCCAGCCCCTCTTGATAGCGAATCGCACCAGTTGTTTGGCTTCTTGGAGGACGTAGTTGTGAATGATGTTGTATTTAGTTGTCATTGGAAAAAGTCAGAAGGTTGGGGATGGATCAGAAAAGCGGCAGTATTGGCCTTCGTAATGTAATTTGACGTGGCCGCATTCGCCGTCTCTTTGCTTTGCGATGATGATGGCAGCTTCGCCAGATGGCTCGGTCCTGTCACGGCTTAGAAGGGCCACTAGGTCACTGTCGCGCTCCAGTTGTCCGCTGTCGGCTAGGTCGCTGAGTTTGGGCTGACGCCCCTTTTCTTTCTCAGATTCCCGGTTTAGTTGAGCAAGGGCGAGCATGGCGACATTTGTCTGGACAGCAATGTCTTTAAGTTTGCCACTAACCTCAGCGACCTCGTAGGTGCGCTTTTCTGATCGGTCGGCTGCTTTGACCTTTTGGATGTAGTCGACGATCACTAGGCGCACCTTGTGTTTGCGGACAGCCCGTCGGACGTGGGCGGTAATGCTGGAAATGCTATGACTGCTTGGACCATCAAGAAACCAGAGGGGGCTGTTTGCAATCTTAGCCGATGCGGTGCTCATGGATCTCATGTCACCATCGGTCAGGTCGCCGCTCTTTAGGTTCTGCATCGGGATGCTCCCAATGGTGGAAACCATGCGTCGGAAGATGGCCTCTTGGGACATCTCTAGGCTGACAAACAAAGTCGGCACCTTGTCTTGGATGGCTGCTTTGTGAGCAATAGCAATGGCGATGGCAGTCTTGCCGATGCTCGGCCGTGCTGCGATGAGGGCCATCTCTCGGAGCTGGAGGCCGTCGGTCTTCTGGTCAAACCAATGGAAACCTGTGGCTATTCCCGAAAGTGTGCCCTTGCGGTTAAACCGTTCCTGCATCTGGTCAATGAAGTTGCCGGCAACCTGTTTGCTGGTTGATAGGCTCTCACGGGAGACCTCAATGGTGAGCCCTGCTTCGGCATTAGAGACGATTTGATCTGGTTTAAGGGTCAAGACAGCGGACTCACGGATCAAACGGTCCCCAGCGTCTCTGAGCTGACGACGATGGGCGGACTCAGTAATGCCTTGAATGTAGTACGGCAGGTTTGCCGGGGATGGGCAGACCTCCATGGATTGGTTCCAGATGTCAAAAGGCATTGGCAATTGGCCATAAGCCTTCTTCCATTCTTTACCGAGTTCTCCAAGGGTCGGCTGCCTGTTCTCTTGGATTAAACCACGGAGAAGATCAAAGGTCAGTCGGAGGCTGTCATTCAGCAGCCAATCGCTTCTTACGTCAGCCAGAGCATCTGCGCAGGTGTCGATGGATCCCGTAAGGCAGGCGCCGATCATTCCCAATTCGTCGTCTTCTGGATAAAAAACCTCGTTGCTCATGCGCTGAGCCTCCAATCAATCTCCTTTTTAACTGCTGGCTGGGTAGATCCGGACTGACTTGATTCTTCCCTCCTCAATTTCCATCCTGTAAGAGATGATTTCCACGAATGCATTTTGGTTTTACCAACAACCCAGTTTTTTGACTCGTAGTAGTTGATGAACTTTTGAGCCTCAATCAATGGCAGATCAATTTCTGCGCATCTAGCCTCAACCTCTTGCAAAGTAGGTGGGACAAAACGAACACGGGGCGGCTTGTCCGCCTGTGTCTTCTCTGTCTTCTCTTCTCTATCTTCTCTATCGGTTACCCCATGGGTTACCTGTGGGTTAACCTGATTCGGTTCTGGGTTAACCTGTGGGTAACCTGTGGGTAACCCGTGGGTTTTCTGTGGGTTACCTGTGGGTTTTTTAGGGCGTCCTCCTTTGCCTCCGTTTGACCATGAGGCTATCAGGCCGGCATTCACCTCGTCCCATTGGTGGGCTACCAGGTGGCCGTTTTCTACTCGGCAGAAGGTTTGCAGCATGGCCGACCAAAACAGATCGGCATCACCAGGCCATCGGCAGACTGATGAGAGGATGACCGGGCTCCAATCTGGGAAGGTGTTGGTCTTCCTTGTTTGGCAATGTGACCACAGCCGGATGACGTAATTAGGCGCTGACTCGGTTTCCAAAAGCCTCATCAGTAGACGGGTCTTCCAGTGATCTAGGAAGTCGGGTTCGATTATCATGATTCAAACAGAAAACCCCACCCAGACCGTGGTGAGAACTCGCGCAGAACCAACGCGACGTAACACGGAAAGGGTGGGGAAAATTGGGTTGAACATGGGTTCTGGTTGTGGTGTCGGCGTTCACTTCTCACGGCTCGCGTCGACGGGTTGCTCCCTATCTGCTGATCTGGTTGTTGTCCAGACCCTAGTACGCCGGAATCAGCACATCGGCCACGCGTTTGGTCAGCTCCACATCCAATAGGCAGTAGTCGATGGCTGCTTGCCGGTCGGTATTCCACAACAGGCTGAAGTCGGCGCCGCTGCCACCCTTGTCACCTAGGCCCAAGTGCCGACTAATTGCACCGAGGCTGCCGTGCGCCCGGCTGTCTCCAAGCTGCCACACCTCGCGCAGGTCGATCACGGTCTCAGCCCAATAACGACCGCTCCGGAGCCAGTAGGGTACTTCTACCCGATGCTTCCAAGAGCGTTTGATCAGGAAGGGCAGGTCAAATGCCTTGATGTTGAAGCCGATCAGCATGGGGTTGCGCTCGTGCTGATTCAGCAGCGCCCACCATTGCCTAAGCATGGCAGCCTCACCATCGGCATCGGCCCACACGATGTTTGAGCCTTTACCTCCGGGCATCCAGTAGCCGATGCAGAGCACTTGGCCCGATAAGGCGTCTAGAGCGGCATTTCGGATGTAGTCGCATGTGTGGCTCTCCTCGGCCTTCTGGAGCTTCTCGGCGATCAGGTCGGGGTTTTTGATGTTGCCCATCTTGACCTGCGTTGGGTCGAAGGGCGGGATGTTGAGTTGGTCGACCGGCAGGGGCCCGGTCTCGATGTCGAAGATGATTTTTGAATTGGCTGGCATATTGCTAAATTGCTTTGGGTTAGTAGTTGATGCGCGTTTGTCGGCCGATGCGCGCCCCCGGCTTCCCACGAGTCAGTAAGATGGATTAGAAAGGCACGTCGTCGAAGTCGGGCTGCTCAGTCTTCTCGATCTCCTCCATGCGCTGAGTCACAGCACCGATCAGCAGGATGTCCTCAGGGCTCTTGCCTGAATTGACCTTGGCCTTAGGCAGCCAATGCTCGGCAAGTCCCCGCACGGCTTCGTTGGTCAGCTCCGACAGGGCAATGCCTCGGAACTTGCCGACATGCACCTTGGTGTCACCTAGTTTAACCGGGGCCGCAGTTGCCGGCGTCACGGTCTTCACCTTGTCGTCATCCTTCGGCGGCCTGTCTTGCATACGGACCCACAGGCCCGAGGGTTTGAGGGGCTCACCGCTTTTGTGGGGCATGATGAGCTTGATGTTGCTGTAAGTCTTGGCACCGTCCTGGCTCAACTCGTGGGCAATGACCAAGGTGGCCGGTCGGCCGATCAATGTATCCAAGTCGAGGCTGACCGTCTCCTCTGCCGTTAGGGCCCGGCCATACCAGTCCTTGAGGAACTTGGTCAGGCTTCCTTTCTCATGCAGACTGGCCGTCATCGGTGCCGTCATGATCACCCAGGGCTGCACCGGGTTGCGTGATTTGTCCAGAATGTCGATCTCGAAGGCGATCTTGAATTTTTGCTTGCTGCCATACTCGGTCTCATAGGCTTTCAGCGGAGTGATGTCGATGCAGACCGCTCGGCCTGTGTATTCCGGGCAGGGCGTAAAATTCCCGCCGCCTTGTTTTGTTGATACTGTGATTCCCATGTTTTTCTTTGTTGTGTTGTTGTTTACCTAGAGGCTTGTTTTTCAACCTCTGAAAGTTGTTTTGCCATACGGCTGTATTTCGCCCAGTAGTCGGGCCATGTCGCTTTGATCTTGGCAAGGTTCTCCTCGTCTGCCACATAGGCAGCAGCGCCAAGTTTGCGAACAAATGACCCGCCGTATTCCATCATTGTGTTGATTGTCTGCTTGTCGTTCACTTGGACGCCTTTCGTTTACGAGTAAAGAAGCTGGTGAACTCCACCCTTACCTTTTGCACCGCACGATAGGTCTCGCCTGCTTCCTTCTTGGTGATGCAATAGACTCCGGTGCCTTCCTTCTGTATTTGTTGAGCTGATTTCATTGTAGTATGAAGTCGAAGTTGATGTGCCAGGTGTCGCACAGCCTGTTGTAGGTGTCGTTCTTGATGCGCCAGGTCCGCGGGTCACGGGTTGTCCCGCTGTGCCTGCATTTGATCCGCACGTCGATGTTCTGAATGGCCGTGTTCCGCAGGTGATGGTCAGGCGGCAGTTCGTGCAGTTTGGTGATCATGGTTTGTTTCTCCCCTCCTCTAATATCGCCAGCATTCCACGAGCAACCATACCGTTTGAACCATTCCGAAAGAACCTTCTGCTTGCTCTACTGATAATGTCCTCCAACCGCTTGATGCGCTCGCAAGCTTCATCACGCTGCTTTGTCAGGATTTGAACCTGACGCTCACGACACAATTTGCTTTGTCCATATCGTCTCCATTCACCATTGTTCAAATCGACATCTTGAGCTGTCTTGCACTCGTAAGTGGCAAATCTTCCATCCTTAGATTTGATTGGGTTTCCGCAATGAACGCGGACAGGTAATTCACAGAACGGGCATTTGTCTGGTACGGTATTCACAACTTAACCCCCTTCTCATTCCACAGCAGCAGATCCGCTCGCATGGCGTCGTTCTCCTGCTCCAGTTGTTTCACCCGATCCTCCAATTTGCGAGCGTCGATTGCGATGGCGCGGAGTTTTAGTTTGCGTTGCCACCAAATTTGAATTGGTTCTTCGACGATATTGAGAATTCGCTCTTCAATGCTCACGGCTTGGCCTCCGTCAACGCCTCAAAGGCGATCTGGGATTCGGTTGAGCGGTTGCTGCGGTAGTCGGTGTTTGCAATGCGGTGGAGAGCCTCCTCCAGCCGCTTGATGCGGTCTTGATACTCCCTTACGTCACCGATGCCCACCGGCAGAGCAACGCTCCCACGCAACCAGTTGGCCCAGAGCGCGTGAGGGTCGTTGACGACTGCCTCAAGCAGTTTGATGCGCTCGGTCGCAGCACGCAGCTTCGTAGCAAGTGGCTCACGATCGAGACATGACATGCTGCGAAAGGTTTTTGTTGATCCGCAACAGTACCACGGATTCCCGGCAGTATCACTCACAGCAAGCGGTGAGTCGCAATGTGGGCAAGTCACAGCTTGGCCTCCTTGATGATTAGAAGTACACCCATGTAAACCATCCAAACGGCTCCAATAGGTATCAGCCAAAACAGCCGAAAGACCATTCCAAAGTCATACTGCCCACTGGAACGGTATGGCCTGAACATGACGCACAGCAGGATTACGGTGATAAGTGCTGGCACGATCCACGATTTGATTGTGATAGTCACAGCTTGGCCTCCTTGGCTTCGAGTACATCAATGGCTTTTTTCCAATGATCGTACTGCCCCTTGTAAAAGCAGTAATAAGAACGCTCGTGGGTTATGCCGTCATCTTTTCCGATGAAAGACCTGTGCATTTTGACCAGCGTGTCTAGAGCCTCCTCCAGCCGCTTGATGCGCTCTTGCTGTTCTTCCAGTCGCTGCGCTGCTTCAGCAATCGCTGCGTTTGCCACGCCATCGTCGGATTGGATATCGGATGACAATATCCGCATGGCTTTGATCAGTTTTTCGGTTGAACTTCTCACAGCTTGGCCTCCTTGGCTTTGAACCAGTTCTCGGATGCGCTACGGCAAGCCCGACAAGGCCCACCGCATCCACACCCATATCCCACTCGTTCTTCGACTACATCCCCCGCATCCTCCAACCGCTTGATGCGGTCTTCTTGTTCCCTAATCTTTTTGGATTGAATGTCGGCCATCCATTGCTCACGCATGATCTGTAGCACCTTAGCTGCTGTCTCTGTAGGTGACAGATGCTCGGCTACAGTGATACGTCCATCGGCGTGGATTGTGAGTAACTCTGCGTTGAACTTTTTGCTGTCAAGAATAATTGTGTCTTTGATTGGCATAGTTAGTTTAGTGTTTGATTGTTGTGTTGTCATTTGCACTCTTTCCATTTGCCAATCGTGCGGAGGAAAGCCTCTGCGCGTTGGGTTGCGGTGGCGTGCCATCCGTATTCGAGTGGGCAGCAAACGGCCTCTAGTTGGTAAGCGTATTCTTTTTCTTGCTCACGCGTCAGCACCTTCTCCGCCTCGTGCATGGCGTTGAGGTCGTTGAGGTAGTCGGGAATGCCAACATTCCAAACACTGCTCATAGAACACCAAAGATCACTGGTCATTGAGCCGTCTGCTCTTGTTGCTCTCCAGAACTGATCATCATCAACTGTTGCTGTCCATCCACACGCTTCTGCGATAGCAATCCGTTGTTCTTCTGGTGTCATTTCGCCTCCTTCCATTTGAATTGCGGTTTACCGCTTGTGTCGTTGGTGTAATAGGCGGCTCCTGCGAGGATGGCTTCTTCTCTCAGTGCCGTGTCACCTCTGGTGAATCCTAAGATAATTCCGATGATAAACGCAGTCACAGCAACTACGCCTATGAGTTTTGCTAAAGTGTCGTCGCTCATTTCGCCTCCTCCATCACCCCGCACGGGAGCCATGTAACACCCTTGTCGATGGAGTGTTCGTTCTTCAAATAGAAATCCATCCTCATATCATCATTTCCCACGTTAAGTATCAACCAGCGGAATTTTGGATCTGTCCCCCTCCTCATCCACGCACCCAGCGGCACCTCGTCCGCAGTCCACGGGCGGAATGTTGGGGTGGGTTTGATGTGGTACATTGTTGTGTCGTCACCCCAGTTCCAATACGGATCATCTGCTGTATCAGCAGGTGCATAGAATGATACCACTTCCTTCCCATCCACAAATGCCTGCATGATGCGGATGGCTTCGATTGTTTGTTCTTTAGTCATTTGGTTTCCTCCACTCGTTGCATTTCCACAAAGTCCAATGTGTTCTGTTCGTTGATTGCTATTCCCCGGTTGTTGCGACGGCAATACAGCTCGATTGCGTTGTACACCTCACTTAGTTTTTCCTCTTGTAGATAGATAGTCAGAAGACCTTTGAATGTGAGGCGGATTGTTTCTTCGGCTTTAGTTTGTTTTTTGCTCATTTGAGTCCCTCCGCAATCATGGCGTGCTCAAGGATCAGCACGGCGTCCGCGGTCTTCAGTGTGATGTGCAGGTTTGGTTGCCTCTGCTGCGCCAAGCCCTTCAGGTGGCTCTTCCAGCCCTTCCCGTGGGTCTTGCTTGTGCCAGCCCCAATCGTCTTCTGCCAGCGTTGTGGCGGCACATCGATCACCCGGGTCTTGGTGCTTGCGATAAGGCCGTGCAGAAAGCCCACGTTGCGCCCGAAATTGAACATGGCAGACCCCGGGGCACCCTTGCCGCCCACATAGCCGCCTACCTTCTCGATGTAGACAACGTCTGACACACCCAGCCTGTCGAGCACTAGGTCGCGCACATCGGCGTCGGTGACAGGCATGGCGTCCAGCGTCACGCCGCTGCGGCCGTAGAAAGCCAGGCCGCCGGACAGGCCCGGGTCGATTGCTAGGATGCGCTTCACTTTGCCGCCTTTCTCAGCCATGTCATGATGGCCTTGTCGGCTACTGCCTGCATTTTTAGGCCGTAAGCGAGGCAGTAGTCGCGCAGGGCCTTATGTGTGGTGGGTGTCACGTTGATGGTTTTGGGTTTCATTTAACTGTGTGTGAATAGGATCCGTGCAATTCTAAAGACGCTTTGTTATATGCATTTGATGCCTCAATCGCTGTTTTAAATTGCCCAAGTGATTTCTTTTTTCCGTTGATTCTAATCCTGCTTCTGAAACTACCGTTTTCAAATGTAACGCCTTTATGTGGAACTGCACCTCTTATGCGCTTCTGATTCCATTGGTTCTGCCTGTTTGTAGATAACCGTAAATTTGACCTTCTGTTATCTAATGGATTTCCATTAATGTGATCAACAAATAAAGACTCATTGCAATTCATAAGAACTCTATGCAGGTATACCATTTTGCGCTTTTCATTTAACTTCTGAAATGTGTATACATATTTGTAACCCTTTTTCATAATGTGAACATTCCACTTGATACACTTAACCTTTTCCCAATCTTGCTCATCTATTTGGAACTGCCTTCCGTTTTTCAATGTGATTGTCATTTTGCTTGATGGTTTGAAGTTGAACTTTGGCCGCGTATTTGTCTGAACAGGTTTTCTTAAAACCTTCAGGGCCAGAATTCCACACCTTCGCAAAATCTGCAACTGTTGGTTTTCTACCGATTCGTTTTTCGGTCACGTAGTGGGTCAGGTACGCCTCGCACACCGCACGGGCCGCCACCCGGTTGGTCATCTCGGAGTGCCGGTAGTTGCTGCCGGTGATCCGGTTCACATCCTGCACCACCCCGCGGTGGATCTGCAGGGGGCCTAGGGCGCGTCCGTTGTCGCCGATGGCAAGGTCGTTGCCGGAGCTTTCGACGATGATCAGGGCGGTGATTAGGTTGGAGAGGTTCATGGCTGAACGTAGCAGATGAGTCCATTGACCAGGATGGCGCCGGTGTCACCTGCCGCCTCACTGGCATCAGCTTCGGCCTCGGTAGCTCGGCGGATGAACTCGCCGGTGGCTAGGTTGTGGAGGCTTCCGAAATCGTCTCCGGTGGATCCAATAGGGGCTAGAATGTACTTGGTAGGATTTGCGATCATGTTGCTGTGATTTGCTTTGGTGTTGATTGGTTTGCGCGTTGGCCAGTCGCGCCCCTGGTTGGGTGGTATTGGCCCCACCCGGGCCTAAAGTGTTGCTGCCTTCGACGTGATCAAGATGACCCAGACCACGCTGACAGTCTACACAAAAAACTGTTTTTCTGTAGATTTGAGAGAAAACCCAATGTTTGCAGGGGTCAAACAGGGGTCACTTCTTTGCGATCAGCACGAATTTGGCGAAGAACTCAGCCTTGGGGCGGCAATGGATCTGGCCGTCATCGACCCTGCGATAAACCACGGCGTCCCACTTGGTCTCACCGACCCGCAGTTTGGCATCGAGCGTGACCACCTCGACCTCGATCAATGGCTTGAATTTGTTGGCGAAACGCATCGGTAGTGTGGCACTGGGTAAGAAGCGCGGGTCGGCATCGGTATACGGAATGTCTTGAACTCCATGATGCCGCCCTTGACTGCCGAGGTCAGCATTTGATTGGTCTGAGCCCGTCCGAGGCCCCATTCTTTGCCCCACTGGAGCGCGGTTTTCCATTCGCTTGTGGGCTGCTGAACCTTGCGCTGGATCTCGTCCCGAATGCGTTTTAGAAGCTCGGCAGATTCCATAACTTTTCCCCCTGAGGCCATTGATGAACGTAGAGCTGGGCGGTGGTGTCGGTGTATTCGCCGAAAACAATGCCATGCGACCACGCAAGCGTAGCCCTCCGCCGAAGCGCGTAATCCATGCAAGGCGCGTCCGCTAGTGTCCCCGGGGACAAACACACCGGATGGTCGCTCCGGCGTCCCGTAGCCATGCCTGCGCGATGCGCATGGGCCACCACGGTGTTGCCCCATGTCTCCGCGGTGTCGCGCATGAAGTTCTCGGAGTAGAGGATGCCATGGCCGAACTTGTAGCCGCCGAGCGTGTACCAGCTCCTGGGCAACACGTCGTGATGTTGGATGAACACTCGGGCGTGCCGTTTGATCGGTTCACACATCTTGTCCCAGATGGCTTCAGCAAAACCACGCACCACGGTATTGTGGTGATGCAGGTACTTCAAAGCTCTTTGATCGTGGTTGCCCAGGATGAACACGGTCGGCCTCAAGGCATTTAGAAAGTCTCGACCACGCTCGATGTCGTCCAGATAGTCGTCCGCATGATCCGAGTCATCAGGGTTGGCCAGAGAGCCTGCGCGGAGGCTGGCAAGGTCGTAAGCGTCCCCCAAGTGGATCACCTCATCGGGTCTAAATTGCTCCCGGAAAAGCAGGGCAGCAGCCAATGCATCCTTGTTGGCCCTGTTGCCGTGACTGCACCCGACAGCCATCACACGTTTTCGGCCTTGGACAATGGTCACATCTGACCTCGAGCATTATTTCAACTTAAACTCAAGCACTATGGCAACGCCTCGAGTTAAGATCACGGAACGTAAGCTGCACCGGCACAAGGCAGACGGCCTAGCTTGGGTGGGTGACGGGCTGGTTGAGCTGGACCCGCGAATGACTGAGCGTTACAGGCTCGAGGTGCTAGTGCATGAGCTGCTGCACCACATGCATCCGGAGTGGGTCGAGGAGGAGGTAGAGCGTCATGGTGAGTGGCTTGGGAAGATCCTGTGGCGGCAGGGCTATCGGAGGGTCAAGGGCTAGGTGGGTCTCAGATGCCTCTGAGATCAACGAAGCTCAGGGTCATGTATTTTTGCGCGTTGACGGTTGCGTCGAAGTAGCTGATTACCTGTTGAGTCTCTCGCTCCGAATAAGAGCGGTAATCTTTGACTCGTGTCGATGCCACCACTGGAGACTCGGTGGGTTGGCCGTTCTCGGTTTGCCAGTTGCCCGAGGTGAAGCCAAAGCGCCGGCACCAAGTCTGAAGGTTTTGCGGTGGGACAAACCAATAGTCGGTTCCGAAACTGTCCTGGCCTTGGAAGCATTGGACTCCGTAGCCGGTCAGGAGATCGTAGCCGGCTTGGTCAAGATACCAAGCGTCCTCGCCAAAGTCGGGCTCGTAGCCAGTGCCAAAGAACTGAGGCAACTCTGGGGCCTTGTCCATTGTGCACAGGCAGTTTGATCGAGTCCATGAGTCGAGGCGCCATTGCAGCAGGTTCCACAGCCAGGCCGACTTGGGGATCTTGTGGAAAAATGGGCCACAGCCTAGGCCGCCGTTTTGAGTCAGCAGGGGTCGGTAAGGAATATCGAACACGTCGTCAATGTGGCCTCCGTTGTCGAACTTGATTGAGGTCAGTTGGTCCTGATAGGTGGCCACCGTGTTTGAGGTTTGGAGCGGCACCGTTGATGCAAAAAGAGACCGTTGTTGATCTTTGAATATGTCATCAATTCCTGCCTGAAACAGGCCAGTCGGACCTTCCACGAACTTCGGTGTGTTGTTTGGGCTCCCCGGGATCCGCACCGAGGCATCAACGCCATTGGGGCCACCCCATTTGTTGACCCAAAAGTCAGCCTCGAATCCAGAGTCAGA